TAACATTATCAATTGATTCTTCCACGTGGGGATGGTTTAAAATGAGCTCCATTTCTTTAAGTTCATTCATCCTTTCTAGCTGTAAAGCAATCAATTTTAGTACATAATCACTAATCATTCTTGTCCTTTTGTTTGTTTATATTATGGGAATTTACACCAAAAAATCAAGACTTGCAAGGTAATTCTTTTTAGTATATGATTTGCTTCTCTTCTCACACCTTTTGTTTGCTCGTCCTTGATTTCTTTCAGGGGCGGGCTTACAATTTTAGGTTGTGTGAATTAAGCTCCTTTTAATTCTCTACATTCAAACTTAATAGCGAGTCTTTCTTCATTAATACGATCTAAGCCGTAATAATATTCTTCTTGAGATAATACTTTTAAACTTTCCTGTGACAATGCGTATCCTGCTATTGCACAATCATAATGTGTTTTAAATTGATAACTAGGATGATGTGAATCAAGACATTTTCCTGTAATCATACTACAAAGATGTAAAACTAATATAAACTTCATACACGCCCTTGACGGTTGTATTTTTTATAATCTCTTTTCTTGTTTTTGTTTAAACTTTTTGTGTGTCGACCCGGTCTTTTTCTAGGCTTTGGTCTTGGAACATAGTGTGTAAATTTTTGTTTAGCCATTGTCTGGGTATTTTTTAATTAAATCAAGATCCGATTGTTCTAGTTTCATATATCGAATTCTGCCATTGATGTGTTGTTTAGTATCTTCCCCACAATGAGTACATCGATAATAATCTTCTACAATTCCAACTAAGATTGCATTCTCATTACAGTATTCACAATGTCCAACTACTGTGTCGACTTTGTTAAATAATTTTAATTCTATAAATTTACTCATTTAGATTCTTTTATCTCTAATATTCTATATTGTCCAGAATTCCAATCTTCTTCAACGATAGCTTCAACTTCTCCACACATCCATTGAACACTATCACTTGTATTTCTTTCAGCAATTCTTTTTGATTTTAAACATTCTGATATGGAATTTTTATACATATGTTCCACAACTTCCCCGTTCATCATCATACATAATGCAATAACTATTTTTACCATTAATGATTTCCATTTAATTTTCCAATATTAGCTCTAACGCTATCTTTTAATTTTTCTACATCTATTTGTAATTTGTTTACATCCATTTGTAGTCGTTCAATATTAACTCTATTATTCATCATACCATCGACACGTTCAGTTAATTTTTCTAACCCTTCCGAAATATGTTCAAGCAACATAAACTGTTCTTGGTCTATGGGTTTTTGTGATGAAGCCTCTAATAAATCTTGTTCAAACAATTGATTTTTAGTCTCTAGATTATTGAGTCTTTCAATAACCCCAAATGCAAACCACGCGCCAATAGCCACAGCCGCGACCAAACCTATTAAGTTCCTTAACGGAAGACCGATTTCGGTATTTTCAGATAATCTTTTCATTAGCCAAATAACCAATCAACGTATTTTTGCCACCATTTTTTAATTTTTTTAATCATAGTAGGGTTCTCCTTAAAACACACAAAATCGTGTGGATGTTTACAAGTTGGACATAGACAGCTGTCTATTTCACATTTCTCCCCACAATGACAATCGTGATTACATACTATACAAATCATAATTATATCCCCTGTAATCTTGGGTCTTTTGAAGTTATATTTTTTTCTGCTTTTGGTCTGGAAATAGAATCCATACTTCTTTTACGAAGCTGTACTTTAGCAGATTCCTGTTTTCTTCTCTCATCTGATTGTTTTTTTAGATCCCATTTAAAGTTCATCTTTATCCTCCTTTGGTTCTATTCCGTAAAACATTTTGTCAGTATCTTCTGTAACCCAATCCGCATCTTCGACATCCCAGACTGTATTTTGTACTTTATAGTCAGGCCAGCTGTTATCAGTAGTGTAGCTATTAACGTGCCACAGAATGCGATTATTAGGCTGAGCTGCAAAATTACCGTTATCAAGAGCCAAAATGTGTGCACACTTATGTTCTTGAGGAATTTCAGAATGTTCAACATTCAATATATTAGTCTCTGGATGAGCCCAGTCAACTGTAAATAAGTATTGTCCGTGATAAAATTTTTTATCTTTTCCTAAGTATTTGCCGTCTACACCAGCCAACCAATCAAAGCAATGCACACTAGGCCAATAACTAAAACAGTTCCACAACTGTAACTCGTTCGCCTGCATATCCGGCACAGAGGCTCTATCGTGTTGTTTTTGAAAGAACGCTGATATAGGCAATCTCCAATAGCACGCACCATTGGGAAGCATAATGTTAAATAAGAGAGCCCTACCTGAAATAGAGACAAGACCAAAGATAACGCAGTCACTAAACTCTTTCTTATATTTTGGATCCATATCATATAAATACTCCTTTCGAACCTTGCAATAAATTGGTGGTACGTTCGCGTTAAGATATGCCATAGTTTCCTCATCATTTTATATCGCCCCAGTTGTTACCTTTTTCGTAATCAACTTTATTTGGAACCTCCAGTTGTATTGCAGATTCCATTATTTGAATAATTTCTTCTGCTTTTTTATCAGATTCAACAGATATATCGACTTCATCGTGAATTTGAATATGTGGTAGTATACCATTTTCATATAAAGATACCATAGATTTTTTAGTCATATCAGCCGCAGATCCTTGAATTAATCTATTTAAAGCTTTGTAAGTAAATGCACGCTTTAATGGTTCATCATATTCTTTTCTAGCTTGTTCTAATGGTAATGGTTTATATACTCCAAATTGTACAGGTTGCCATAAATCAAAATGACAAGCCCTACCTAAAAGAGTTCTGATCTTTCCTCTATCATTTGCTTTTCGCGATACATTATCCATCAATGCTTTTACAAATGGTGCTCGCTTATGGTATTGTTGAATTAGTTTTTCTGCTGAGTCTTTCATTAAACCTAGTTCAGCCATTAATTTATTTTTACCCATACCATACATCAAACCTAAATTAATAGTCTTCGCTTGTTTTCTTTCAATGCCAGCCATATCTGCAACGACTTGGTGGAAGTCTGCGTCTCCTTGTTTGTATGCATCTACAATTTCATCAACACCATTTAAGTTTTGTAGTTTTGCATAGTGAACTAATATTCTTGGTTCTTGTTGAGAGTAATCAAATGTTCCCCACTTTGTATTTTCTTCAGGAATAAAAATAGATCTAATCATTGGGCCAAGTTCAGGATGTCTTGCAGGTATTTGTTGTAAGTTAGGGTTAGACATACTAAATCTTCCAGTAACTGTTCCACCATCATCAGATCGTATTTGATTGATGTCTGCGTGTATTCTATCTTTGACTGCGTGCTTAGTTATAGAATCAATAAAAGTACTATGTGCTTTATTTATTTCTCTAGCTTCAGCAATTAGTTTTGGCAGTTCGTGTGGATGAGTTGCTAAAAAGTTTTTTGTAAAACTTGGTTCTTTACTTTTTTCTGTTCGATCATATGGAAGATTAAGATTATCAAATGCTTTTGCAATTGATCTTGCCGCCATAATTTCTACATTAATCCCGCTTAAATCCTTGATTCTATTGATTATTTTAGCTTCTCTGTTTTGTAAATTTTTCTTGATTTGATCTGCTTTATCAAGGTCTACTCTTACTCCTTTAAATCGCATATCAACTAAACAAGGAAATAATCTTGTTTCTAAATTAAATATGTCCATCAGCTCTTGTGCATACAATTCCATTTGTAATCGTTGCCAAAGTTTTAAAGTAGACTCAGCATCTCTTTCTGCATATTGTCCAACATACATTGCTGGCAATCTCCACATATCTTTTTTAGGATCTAATCCATATTCTTTTGCCGCCGCTTGTAAAATCTTTTCATCTTTACCTAAACCACAATACTCTTTTGCAAGAGAATCTAATCGATAAGATAATCTATTTTCATTTATTAAAGATGCCGCGATCATTGTATCTACAATCTTACCTTTAATTTCTAGTCCATAAGATCTCAACCAACACACATCATACATCGCATTATGAAATATAAAGGTAGTGTTCTCTTGTTTTAAAACATCTTTTAACCAAGACAATACTAAACCTTTATCCATATTACCTTGTTCGTGTTGTATTGGATAATAGCCAGACCATCCTTCTACCGCTACTGCAACCCCTGCAATATGTCCCCTACCAACCACGTTCCCCGATCCTAAAGTCGTTAGTTCAGGGTCATTGGTTTCTAAGTCAATTGCTATTTCACTATAGTGCGATAGATCTTTTAGTTCTTCAGGTTGCACCCATTCTGTTTCTGGTGCAAACAAAGGTATTTGTGTACTTCTCATACTAAATTAAATAAATAGATTGTTATTATACATAAACCCATAAACTCTGTGTAAACATTCATTTCTTATTCTCCTCATTCTTTGATTTATTTTTTTTCTTTTTGAATATTTCATCAAAATTTTTCTTATACAAATCATTGGTAGGTCTACTACGACCATCCCATTTTCTACCTTTTTCTTTTGTCATCTTTCAACTTTTTAATTTCTAGTTCACAGTAGTGAATTATTTTTTCTAAATCTTGTATGCCGTTTTTATTTTTATAACGACAGACGTACTTAATAACATTTCCTTGAAAAAAAGAAAGGTCATTCTTAGAAATAAATTCATAAGGTTGAATGTGAAAGTCTTTATAGTGACTCCCACCTATCTGTTTATTTTGTGGAAATACTTCATCAAACATATCTTTATTGGTCATAGTAAATAAGCGCGATCAAAGTTTTTTGGATCTACAATATGTAACTCTCTTTTAGCTCTAGTTGTTCCAGTATAAAATAATCTATGTAATTCATCCGGATCGTGTTGAAATGTTTCTAAAGCTGCATTAGTTAAGTCTTGTAGAATTAATACTTTATCGGCTTCTCCTCCTTTCGCTCCGTGTATTGTTGACATTATTATTCTAGGGTTCTTATTGATTTGTTCACCATTTGCCCTCATATTTCTAATATAATTTTCTGTAAAATTATCTAGACCTTCAAATGATTCATACCAAACTTTATCAGTAAGCAAACCATACTTTTCTTTACATTCCTCTAAAGTATATTTTTCTTCAGATCGGAATAATTTTCCTGTTCTAAAACCATCCGCAACACTAGTCCCTAAATATTCATAAATATTTTTTATTTCTATGTGGGTGAGTTGACAACCTTGTCTCCATTGTTCCCAATTATTTAGAGCTAATAAAAGTTTTAGCTTAACAGAATTTTGTCCTTTATGTTGATAATACCATCCTCTTAATTCACATAATTCTTTTACGTCATCAAGGAAATGGTTAGCGGAGGAAAGTACTAACCAATTTCCTTCAGACATATTAACCTGAGTTACATCAGAATATCTTTTTAAAATACCCTCTTCCACTCTTGGTTTATATTCTTTATCAAATCTGTTTTGAACTTTACTAATTATTTTTTGAGAGAGCTCGTGTATTGGCCCACCCGGAATACGATATGATTGATCTAATGTTTTAATATCATCTACTTCACCTTTTAAAGCAATGAAATGATCTACATCAGCTCCTGCCCATTTAAATATAGCTTGGTCATCATCACCTGCAATATAAGTTTTAATTGCATTCTTCCAAATTTTTCTAACCATTTCCCATTGTAGTAAAGATAAGTCTTGTGCTTCATCAATAAATAATACTTCAAATTTTGATGTTGATTCTTTGTCTATAAAGTCTTCAATTAAATCAGTAAAATCTTTCATTCTCTTTTCTTCTTTATATCTTTTTAATTCTTCTGATATTAAATACAAAGTATCTCTTTCAATATCTAATATGTTTTGTCTTGAATCATAGTATTCTAATAGATCCATTCTTCTAACTCTCGCAGTATTAATAATGGTTAGATACTCATTGTCAGAATTAAATGTTCCATCTTCTAAAGAATATTTTGCAGTCTTAATAGGTATATTACACTTTTGACCAAACTCTTTATAGTTATCTACCGACATCATTTTTTCTTTTGTCATCCCTAACATTTTAAAAGCATAAGAATGTAGTGTTCTAAAATTTTCTAGATCGTTTTCTAAATCTAAACCAAATTTATTTGCAGCTCTAGTAGCAGCCTCTATTGCAGCTTTTTTTGTAAAAGAGAAATAACCTATTTGTTTAGGCCTTATCCCTTGCTGTATAAATTGATCCACTAGGTTCAACAATGTTGTTGTCTTTCCAGTTCCCGGTGGCCCTAATATTATTGTTTTCATATTTATTTAATTTTCTTTTTAAAATATTATTCTGTGCTTTAAGTTGTTCATTTTCATTATTTAATTCTTCAATTTTTAAACGAAATCTTAAATGCCAATTTATTCCTATATCTTTATCAAACATTAAAAATGATCTTCTTGATAAGGTACTTTAGATACAGATGTCTTTACTTTTTTCATTGTCTGTATTTTAATTAGTCTTGGAGTTCCACCCTTGAGCTCTTTTCTTTCTTCTCCTACAAAGTTATCTAATTGTTTAATTAAATTACCTGTTTTAGTTTTATCCATTTCCCAATTGTTTTTCTTACAAAAATTATAAAAGTCTTCCATTCTAAAATAAGTAAACTCTCTGTTCTCATCTGTGTAAGGTAATCTATTGAAT